ATGAAAATGAAAAAAGCTGCAATGAAGATGAAAAAAGAATCTATGGCTATGCTTAAAAAATCAGCTATGATGATGAAAAAAGCTTCAGCTATGAAAATGAAAATGAAAAAGAAGTAATGTACGACATAACGTCTAAATTTGCTAAAAATAGTCCACTGCCTTGTTGGAAAGGTTATGAGCGAGTACCAGGTACAAGACAAGGTGCCAAAGGTAGTTGCCGTAAGTCTTCGCCTACAAAGGTAAAACAAAAAGGTGGTGGTACTACTAAAGTATGTTTACCTAAAGCTAAAATAGCTAGCATGAGTAGCTCTGAAAGGGCTAAAGTAGTTAGAGCTAAAAGAGCTGCAGGTAAAGCTGGTAAATATAGACGTTCAAGTAAAAGTAATGTAACTGGTACTAGTAGTGGTGGTAGTTTAAAAACTTGGGTAAAACAAGACTGGAGACAGGTTGGTAATCCAAGTAAAAAGTGTGGTGAAAAATAATGGCGTTTAAATTAGGTAAAGCAAGACAGCCGTTAGCTAGTGGTGGTGTTGTAAATAAAAAACTAAGCTTTAAATCAGACGATGCTTCTGTGTCTGGAAATCCTGTTGTTAGAAAAAAGTTAGATCAAGGTATATTAGGAGAAGCTAACATGGATGGTAGCATATATATTAGTGATCAAATACAACCTGGTAGTCAAGAAGAAAGACAAGTATTATTACACGAAATGAGACACGCTACAGACATGAAACTTGGTAAGTTAGCTTATAATGATGATAGCGTGTATTATGATGGTATAACATATCCAAGAGAAACTATTAATGGTAAAGATATGATTAAAGTAGATGGCAAGTGGAAAGAAGCCGGTGATGATTTTCCTTGGGAAAAAACAGCAAGTATATGATATTAACAACAATTGACGGTATACCTTTGTATTCAACTCCTCAAGAAGCAATAGACTGGGCTAGTCAAAACAACGTTCAGGGTTATCACACACATATGTATCAAGGCCAAACAGGTTATATGGGAGGCGCAAGCCATGCCAGTGCTGTCGCATCTTTAACTGCACCAACAATAACAAGTACACAAACTACTACTAGTAGTGGCGGTGGTGGTGGATATTAAAAAATAAATTATGAGTATATTAGGAAAAGTATTTTCAGCAGGAGCTGGTGAATTAGTAAAAAACGTAGGAGGAGTATTAGATAATCTAACTACAACTAAAGAAGAAAAGCTAGCGGCTGAAGCAAAGATAAAAGATTTAATTATGGGTTACGAAGCTGAGATGCAAAAACAAGTAACTGAAAGATGGAAGTTAGACATGAACTCAGACTCGTGGCTAAGCAAAAATATAAGACCACTAGTATTAATATTTTTAGTAGTATGTACAATGTTACTTATATTTATTGACGCTGGTAAAATAAATTTCAATGTAAAAGATTCATACGTAGATCTTTTACAATTAGTATTAATAACTGTGATCGGTGCTTATTTTGGCGGACGTTCACTAGAAAAAGTAAAAAAATAAAAAAATGGGATATTTTAATATAGAATTAAAACCAACAATAAGTGGAGCAAACTGTATAACAGCTTTTGGCAATGGAGATTTAGTAGCTGATTGGGAGGTAAAAACTGTGCCTACAAAAAAAGCTTTTAAAGTTTTAGGTGTAACTTGTATAGAAAGAGGTACTAATGGTACAAGTCAAGTTAGTAACTACGAGCTTATATTTGCAAGCCCTGATTCTGACGGTACTGTGCCTCCAAGTTTAGGAACTGTAAATGCTACTGTAAACGGTACAGGATTTTTTAGACATTTAGTCGGCGTTTACAATGTAACAGCAACTGCTGATAATATAGATACTGTAAACGTTTCTTCACCAGACAATACAGACGGTAATCAAAATCCTGATTTAATTATTGAGCCTTCAAGAATGATAGGTGCAGATGGTAGTATTAAGTTTGACGGCTACGGTGTTAACGGTAAGATATGTATAGGTGTTGCAAGTACAGCTGGTGAACCAGACTTTGGTACTGCAGTTTTAGTAAGAGGTGCTATATCAGCTGATAACACTACTACAATACCAACAGACTTACAGGGATCGGCAAACAATGATCCAAATGCAGAAAACGTTTTTGCAGTTGGAGATGTATTAGTAACAGGTACAGGTGATTCTGTAGGTACTATAGATAGTATAGGTACTTTTGGTTCTAGCAAGCAAGACATAACTTTAACAGCAAACAATGTTGACGCTATAGCTGATAACGAAGAGCTGTGTAATGCAAATCCAGTGACTTTTATAATTCACTGCGAGTATTAAAAATAAATAAATTAACTTAAATTAAATAAAATGGCAAAAAAAGAAAAGGTAGTAGACCTTAAACCTACAAATATTACTGAAGAACAATTAAAAAGTATTCAAAATTTAGTAGCACCAATAAACCAAGCTCAAATGGAGCTAGGTAGAATTGAAACTAGAAAACATGCTATTATGCATGATGTTCTTGAACTTCAAAGAGCACTTCAAGAAAAACAAAAAGAGCTTGAGCAAGAGTACGGCAAAGTAAATATTAATATACAGGACGGTGCTATAGAATACGCAGAAGATGAGCAAGCTGATTCGTAAAATATCAATAGGTAAAGATTACAAAAATGACGCCATGCACTATGCCGTTGGGCAAGAAGTGTATGGTGGTCATACTATTTGCGATATATTTGAAGAAGATGATAAGTATAGTGTTTACATTAGAAAAGGTAAAGATGTTTTACCATGGAAAGATTTTAATAAAAACATGGCTGTATCTGTAGAATATAATTTACAGTATTAATGAAAGCGGTTTACAACTTTGTTGTACAACCTGTAAAATCAAGATACAACAACACTAAAGATATAGAAGGTAAAGAGCTAATAGTAAATACTAAAATATTTAATCATCAATATGTTAGCAGAGAAGCTATAGTAAAAGCAATACCAACTGTAGGTGATACAGACATAAAAGTTGGTGATACTGTAATTGTACATCATAATGTTTTTAGAAGATGGCATAATCAACATGGTGTAGAAAAAAACAGTAAAGCTTATATTGATGAAGAAAATTATTTAGTACAGCCAGATCAAATATTTTTACACAAGCCAAAAGCTATATTTAGCTATCATAACAGAAAATGGCAAGCTATGAAAGGTTATTGTTTTGTAGTACCAATAAAATCTACAGACAAATTAAATACTGACAAAGAACAACCTTTAGTAGGTATTGTTAAATATACAGATGGCACGGTTGATGAAGGTGATTTAATAGGGTTTAGACCAAGCTCAGAATATGAGTTTATTGTAGATGGCCAAAAATTATATAGACTACTATCAAAATTTATTACAATTAAATATGAATATCAAGGAGACGAAGAAGAATATAATCCAGGCTGGGCAGAGGGCAGTTGATGAATTAATCAAAGTTGCTAAAGAGCCTATTGTAGATTCAGACGATGATATATCAGCTGATAGATTAAAAAACGCTGCGGCTACAAAAAAGCTAGCTATATTCGATGCATTTGAAATATTAAATAGAATCCAAGAAGAAGAAAATTTATTAGAAGGTAAAGAGCCTGAAGATAAACAAAAAGTATTTAGAGGATTTGCTGAAGGTAGATCAAAATAATGTACGAACAAAACTTAGTTAAAATAGTTGAGCCAGTTAAGATTAATACAATAAAAAGGCTTAATAAAAAAAACAAATGGGAATATGGATATAATAAAGAAAACGATATTGTCGTTATATCAAAAACTGGTAAAATCGGTGAAATACTTGAGATACAAGGTTTGCGAATTGCATTGCCACAAAAGCCAGTGCAAGTGTTTTCTAATGAAGTAAAAAAGTGGCAACAATTTGAATATCCAAAAGAACTAAGTAGACTTAAAAATATATTTGACTGGAGAGCGTATCCTGAAGAAAAAAAAGCGCAGTGGTACGATTACATAGACGAAGAGTTTAAAAGAAGAGAAGAAGGTTTCTGGTTTGACAATAAAAGCGTACCAACATATATAACAGGTACACACTATATGTATCTGCAATGGAGCAAAATAGATGTAGGTGCACCAGACTTTAGAGAAGCAAACAGATTATTTTATATATTCTGGGAAGCTTGCAAAGCAGATAAAAGATGTTATGGTATGTGTTATCTTAAAAACAGACGATCTGGCTTTTCTTTTATGTCTTCAGCTGAAACAGTTAACCAAGCTACTTTAGCAAGTGATAGTAGATTTGGTATATTATCTAAACCAGGTGCAGATGCTAAAAAAATGTTTACAGACAAAGTCGTACCAATATCAGTCAACTATCCGTTCTTTTTCAAACCGATTCAAGATC